TCTGATAGATTATCCGTTTTACTCAAAAACCTAGAGTCTGACTCAGATTTAGAATACCCTGAGTCAAATATGGTGAAGGCTTTCTTCCAATCTAAAGTATTTGTTGTAGGTTCTTTATTGGTATTTGTGGTAATTGCTTTATAAATTTCTCCGTCATTCCCTTGCACATAAGATTTTCCTGCAACGTATTCTGTAACAGAATCCCACACAGGAATTCCAAATTGGTTAACATGTGCATTAAACTGGTCTTGTCGTTGCTGAATCCAGTTTTCGAATTCAAAATCTGGAATCTCAGCAATCCAACCTTGAGAAATTTTTGCAAGACTTGGTGAGATAGTTGCACCATTCTCTGCCCATATATTATTAACGTCTGGTTTTGAAAATGACATCATTAGCTCCTTTAATAGTTAGGACAGTCAGTGAAGATTTTTAAAAACCTACACTGACTTTGATTGAAATATTAACTGAAAATTTAGGCTTCTTTCTTCAGTAATTCTTTTTTTTTCTAAGATTGTATTTAAGTTAGTTTTAATCTACACCTTAAGCTTACCTTAGCTCAAACCAAGAGGCTGATCTATCGTAAACCAAGGAAGTAACCTCGTAGGTAGAGTTATTTGGGACTATAGCGCTAACGCAAGAAGCGGGGTACGCGGCATCAAAAGCTTGGTCATGTGCTATAACAACACCATCTACTTTCAAAGTCACACCACTAGACCCTACAGGTTGGTTTGTGCTATTAGCAATAATAGAGACCATTATCGGCCTACCTGTGGTATTTGTATAAACAACATTTGGACTCCTACTGGCTAAAACATTTTGCCAAGACTGAGCAGACCCCCCTAACATGTCTGACTCTGATGCAAAAAGAGAGTCAGCTTCTGTCTGACTATAAGAAGCAACATTTCTAACGTTACCTAGTCCTACGTCAGCTTTGGTAGTTGCTTGCGCCCTAAGAGAAGCGTAAGTACCAGAGGGGTTGAATGGGTTGGTTACACTAAACTGAGTACCGACTAATGAAAGACCTGTACCCGCAGAGTAAGTTGTATTAGTATCAATAGCAGAAATTGTTATAGTGTTATTAGACGACGAATACCCTAACGTTACGTTAGAGCCTCCATTAAACCTGACAGTTTCGTTTGAAGTTATCGTACCTCTAGACACTCCATCTGTATTTAACACCCAACCACCATAGTTATCTTTAGCATTAAGAGCAGTCTGCAATCCATCAATATTACTAATAGTGTGATTATGGCTGTCATCAGCTACATTGGCAGAAATAACTATATTAGAAGACCCATCAAAGTTTGCAGACCCTGACAAGTCTCCCGACAACGTAATAGACCTAGATGTCGCTAGTTTTGTTGCTGTAGCAGCATTGACATTGGTTAATCCAGAACCATTACCAGAAAAGTTAGGTGCTACTAGAGTATCAGATAATCCGTTATATGTTATTGATGGATTACTATAAATTTGTCCATTAAGATTAAATGTTGCCGGATATTCGCCGCTAAAATCGGTTCCACCTAACTGTAAGTATCTACCATCTAAATCTACAGTTCTGGAAGGTAAGCCGTTCATGGCAGCAGTTAAAATACCATTGGAAGTGTTAAACGAAATAGACTCCAAGTAATTGTTAGTATCAGTCGAATTGACAGTGATGGTATTATTTGTAGCGTTATAATCAATTGTTGTGTTAAGACCGGAAATAAAATTAACATTTTCTCCAGAGCTGATAGGGCTTCTAAGAGTCCCTTCAGTCATTAAATTCCAAGAATTGTAATTGTCAAACGAAGGTACGTTTGTGAAATTGTTAAAATTTAAATAGTAACTACCGTGTTCTCCGTCTAATAGGTCAGCATCTAAACCACTACCTGCACCGTCATTACCTTCGTGCCAAATATCGTGATAGTCACCATTAAATTTGACATCAAATTTAGATACATCAGCACCGTTAAGACCTGTAAAAGATATTAAACCGTTGGTTGTACCTTGTATGTACAAAACACCTCGAGTGGTAATAAACCTTGCTTGATTCTCACCATTCGGCCTATCACTCTCTGTTAGAGACAATGCTGGGGCTCCGTTAGATATTGTGAGATTACCTGTCATGGTGTCATTAGTATCACTACGGACAAACTGACTAGCTTGTAAGCCATCAAGTAAATCAGCATTCAAACCATTACCAGAACCATCATCTTTATAAGCAGCAGTACCTAGGTTTTGGTTTTGAGGAACATCTACAGGATTCAAACCAACATCTACAAGAGCTGCTGAACCAAGTTCATCAAGCGTTAATGTCTGTTGTTGCCAGTTAGCATTCCCCGCTGTGTTTGTGACACAAATGAAGAATTCTTCTGTAACTGTGTTAACCCAACGAGAGGTTGGTTCATACCCCTGAGTAACATCATCGTTAGCTGTAGGGTCAGTAGTTGCAGTCAGGTTGTTTTTAACTCGGAAAGCATACTGAGGGTGAGGGTCAGGAACATCAATATGGTCTTGCAAGCCACCCTCTAATACTATACTTTGTACGGTTCTAATTTTAGTAGTCCCGTTTTGAACAAGCGGAACTAATTCAATTCCGCTAAGAGGGTCTGCGCCCGGAAGTTCACTAATTCTTACTGTAATTTCTTCCATATTATCCTCATTTAAGTAGTAAGAGTTTCACCAAACTCTGTGATAATTTTTTCATAATCTTCTGTAGTTATAGCAATACCATCTTCAACGAGAGTTCCTTCAATCCCAATATAAGGTCTAAGATACATCAGAGATTGTACAGTACCGTTGAAATGATTAAAAATTTCACCAGAGTTAGCAGAGAAATCTCCACCAATTCTCATATCAAAACCTCTAATATTAGCGCCGTTATAGGGAATATCAATAGTTGTTCTGCGATGCTCATCTTGAATGTTGAAATAAACTTCTGTAGAACTATAAGACATAGTTGCAATAACAGAGTCAGATGTATGCTCAGGGATAATCATAGTGTAGCTATCAGTATCATACTCGACACGAAGACTCCAATAAGTATTTTCTCTATACAGCAAGAGTTTAAAATCATTACCCTCTAGAAGAAGGGCGGCTTCCTTACTTGAAGTATTGTAGTGATTTAACTGAACCCTTAAAGTCCCTTGTGAACTACTTGCCTCCAAACCCCAAGTGTGTTTTAAAACCTCATTAGGTGACTCAATAAGAAGACCTAGAGGTTCTAAGGTAGTTGGGTTGTGTGTAAATCTTGGGGTATTTATAGGAGCTGTTTGTAGATTACCAGACGAATCGTAGTAAGTGTCAGTATAATTTCTTTCTAAAGTAAATATATCACTAAAAGTTAAATCTGTCAACCCATCAGACCCGTAGACAAACTCTCGATACCTTTGAACTTTAAAGTCTGCGTATAAAGTTATTGGGTCTTGGTAGTATATACCCACCCCCAGCGGTCTATTCAAGTATCTCTCTGCAAGAGTAATTTCATCTAATCCGGGGAAAACAGATTTTTCAGGGTCGTTGAAGTTCCTACCAATGTTAAAAGTAATAGATGCAGAGCCTTCTGAATACTCAGGAGGGAAATCCTCTTGATAGTCTAAGCTATCAATTCCAAAAAGAAGTCTCACACCATCAGAAAAAGCTGTTATGGTTGCACCTGAAGTATTTTTAAGAATTTTAAGTTTTAATATCCTTTTGTACTCAGGGTCTGTAAGCTTCCTAACCCCTAACAATGGGTCGTCTACGCTTTTCCAAGGGCCATAAACCCTTTCAGTGTCTGAAACACTTTTATAAGGCGATGCTCCTGTAGCTCCTTGGAACCCGAAATACCTTATAATAGCACTGTCAAAGAGAACCCTAGGTTGACCTAGGATTTCCCCGATAATATCTAATTGAACACCTTTCGCGTTATCAAGGTTTCTTTCTTGCATTACCTGTTTAATAACTTGTTGGAGTTCAATCTGATCTTCTAGTAGAAGTTGTAAGTATCTATTAAAAACGTCCTTGTTTTTAAACTGCTCCGTTTCGCGTTCCTTCGCTTCCTGTAAATAATCAACTTCCTCAAACGGGTTTACTTCCGCTTGATAAGTCAATATAGGAGTAGATTTAATCATGTTACATTTACCTCAATATTTCCGAATTCTACTTTTACAATTTCATCGAAATCTACAGTAATGTTAGATGTGCTTGATGGGTTAGGGGTAGTATCTAGGAAGATACTATCTACTTGGTGACCTTCAATCACGTTAATAGGTGTGTAAAGTCTTGAGTAAATGACACCTTCACCAACTTTAGCCTTGTTGTTTATATAGTTGAAGATAGAAGCTCTAACTTGCTCGACACCATCAGGAGGGAAGTTTGAGTCAACTGTCAGGTTAACTGTGATATATGCATCAACATAAGAAGGTCTTTGGAAGTAGACTTCTTTCAGATTACCTAAAACATCGCGGATAAGGAAGGTGCTATTACCATGACTTTGGATACCTGCTGGTCTGTTTGTCCAAATAGCTTCTGCTATTTCTTCCTCTAAACCACCTTGAACTAAAACCATAAATGCATGTGGTGGAATACCAAAAGCATCTACAGTATTTGTTAGGTTTTCATAGATTCGAACAACTTCTACGCCATCTAAACTAATTAGATCAGAATACAGGGATTCTAAGATATTAGAACCTCTTACGTATTTACTCTGAGAGAATCTTTCTCTTAACTGAGAATCAGTCTCTCTTAAAGAGCCTACAATAGCAGGTGCGAACTGCTCAATAGAATCCCAACCAAAAACAGGTGTTCTAATAGAATCAATAGTTCCAGTTTCTTGCTCAATCGGCCCTGTCTCAGTACATTCAACTGTAGTACCTTTAGTAATCTTTGTGAAATAGAGGTTACCAGATAGTGAAAAATCTGATTGAGATACTAAGTCATTTGAAACTACTTTTAAAGTATTGGCCTCAACTGTTGCTGTGATTTGAGTAGAGTAGTTCTGATTAATTACATCAGCCAAACCTGTCAGAATGCTAGACTCTGTAGCACCAACACCAGAAGTGTAAGAGAGGTTTACAGGGTTTTGACCACCTGACGCATAGGTTAGGGTATAAGTTGTAGAGTCTTGAATAGATTGTACTCTTGCAGTAAACCCTACAGCATTGTCTGAGTTTAGAACAATGTCTGTAGGAATTAAGAAAGAGTTGTTAGTGAAGCTAGAGCTTACCAAACTTTCTTCTGGAATCGTGATATTGTAGTCACCTGTTACCAGAATTCTAGCTGTACTCGCTGTAGCTCCCTTCCTAACAATACCAGCGAAAGCTACTAGGTTATCTAAAGCAATACCAGTTGCAGAGTTAGGGTCAAAGGCAGAGTAGACTTCTTGCAGAGCTTCCCAAAGGTCTGCTTGTGAAGGGCTGATAATACCAATCAACCTGCCAAGGGTAGAAGCACTGCTTGTATCTAAAATCTCACCTTCTTTAAGTAAATCACTGAAGGTTGCAACAGCTTGCTCTCGTAAACCATTCCTAACTTCAGTAAGTCTTCTGATTTCTAAACCTTGATTAGTTAAACCAGCCATTATATACCAACCTCAATATTTTCTACTTCAATAGTGTCACCTGTTATACTCCTAACTGCAAAAGTCAGGGAATAGGTTCTTGTACTTGAAGATAATGTGGAATTAAATCTTAAAATTGAAGAAACATCTTGGTCTTCTTCAATCAATCCTCTAAAAATAATATCAATGCTACTTTTTGAACGACCTTTACCAAATATTTGTTGGTAGTATGGTGTACCGTAATTAATGTTCAAGAACCACTCGCCTTTGAAAGTCATAAGCTTCATTTTAAGTCGTTGCTTCAAAGCATCCGATACACCATCTGTCATAGGTGTTTCACCATTTACAAAAATAGCATCATGTGTTGTTTCATCTAATAGAATGTCCATAGATCACCTTAAATTGGGGGGCTTGTTGTGCCACCACTATCCCCAGCATGTATATGACTTTTAAGTGAAATGCCATCAGCAACTACATCACCACCTGTCACTGTAACACTGTCAGTAACATTCACAGTATTTGTAATAGTTAATGGAGCATCGATTGTAGCAGTACCACCACCCCCACCACCTGACATTGCTAATGTGCCTGCTAGGTTAAACACACCTGTCCAGTTTGTTACAGGACTATTCACAGTTGTAGCACCAGCAACATTTACAGTCCAAGTAGCAGCAGTCAAACTTAAATCAGTTGTAGCAGTAATTGCTGTAGCTGCACCAGAAAACATTGTAGTCACAGCGCCAGAACTCATTGAGATATTGCCACCAGCATTTACTGTGAAATTACCTTGAGCTTCGATTGTCAGGTTATTACACTCAATCAGACCATCATTGAAGGTAGCATAGAAGTCTTGGTCTGTTCTCATTTCGATGTTACCGTTATCTTTCAGTCTGAACTCACATTCAGTACCTTCTCCAATATTGTTAACGATAACTAAGTCCCTTGTTGAATGACTCCACTTTCTTTTAGAAGGGTCATTGATAGCGTCCTTGAAAGGGAATAAACCGGGAACAGCGATAGCATCTTTTGAACTGAATCGTCTATCTGTTTGTGGAGTGTATGTCTGAGCCCCTGTAGAAGCCTTGAAGCTATCTAATGATCTTTGAGAGAAGATGCATAGCACTATATCTCCAACGTCAATAGGGAACGTCATAGAGGCTTTCTTAGATGCGGGGAAAACTACAGGAACGTTCAGAATGGTAGATTGTTCTTCAAATGTACCATCTGGAATCTTTTTGTTAGGGAGAGGTTGAACGTCAACCCTTTGGTCTTCCAGATTAACCCTAACAGTAACAACCCTACAAGGCAGGGCTATATACATCATCGATGTTTTGTAGTCTACAAAATCATCTAAAGCTGTTTGTAAATCAAATTCTTCCATTATTCCTCCGGTCTTTTAGAGCAAAGACATTCCATATACCAAGGCTGTTCTCGGTAGCTACCTTGAAATTCAACTTCTTCAACTCTGTAGAAGTCAGCAGTGTTTTTATATTCAAGCTTTACGATACTACCGGGAACAATGTTAGGGTTGATTAAAGCTCTAAACTTAACACCATCCTTCTTTTCGTCATCCTTAGACGACTTTCTAGAAGAACCTGTGTAGAAGTAAGGTCTTTCGAGAAGACCACTAGACTCTTTAATAACTGGTGCTAACTCTTTAGCTTCAATCTCAACACTATCTGAGTCATTAATGTATAGAGCGTCACCTTCAATCTTCCACTGTAATCTATATTCTTCTGCAACCAAATCCAGCATTTCTTTAGGTGTTCCAGATAAAGGATAACCATAAATGATCTTTGTCTTTAGGTTAGCACCTTTGTAAACACCCTTAGATAATGAGGTTTGCTTTCGAATGATTTCGATAACATCTTCAACTGTACCATTCTCAGGCACAAGCTCAGACATTACTTGGAAGGTTAGTTCAGAGAACGATGGGGTTACGTCAATAGTTGTAACCCTGTCTGTACCCTGTTTCCTAGTCTCAACTTCTGTAACCTCTCCGTAGAAAAGTCTGACGATTTCAGAACCATATCCACAAGACAATATAGCAACCGGATACTCAGTTTCAAGATAAGCAATAGATTCATCTGACAGGTTGTATATTGAGATAGAACACTTGTCAACTTTTCTTTTGTTGTTGACTGATTTTCGAACTCTGAATTGAATTTGAAGATCGTTAATTAAAAGACCATCACCAGTTTGGTAATCGCCTATTTGAAGTGAATACTTCCTGTCAAAGAATTGCATACTTATTCTCCATCATCATATAGGTAGTATAACACAAAGAGTTTACTCAATGCTTTTACACTACCTGTAATATACTCAGGGTCTTCACCCGACTTAGTTGTGAAATAAAAATGTCCAGTTAGTTCTGGAATCTTATAATCGAAGAATAGTGGTGTATTTGGAGTTAGCCTTTGATTCCTTACCAATGTATTCTGTGCAGAATCTTTTAGAGTTAGAAACCAAGTGTTAGGTCTTTCTAAAAATAAGAACTCTAAGATGTACTTATTACCCTCTAGGTTAATTGAATAAGAGTAATAAGTATCATCAAATAGAGGTAGCTTAAGTGTTTTAATCGCCATTGGTTAAATCTCCTAGGAATGAAGTCAAGTCTTGCAATCTGCTTGTATCAACTTCTTCACCAGTCTGACCACCCTTGTTTGCTTTTTCTTCGGCCTTACCTCTAAGAGCTAGAGCAACATCTTCTGGAATTTCTTCTTCAATCAAATTAGATATTGTAATCTGTTCTAAAGTAATGTCAAAGGCAAGAGCATCACCGTCTGTGACAGACTCATTAAGGTTTAAGCTGGTGATAAAAGAGTTTTCAATCGGGTCACTAACATCACCATTATCGAACTCATAGACAGATAATTTAGCTTTAGTGTTATAGAAACCTTTCAAGATTTCAAATAAAGCTCTCTCAGTGTAAGCTGACTCTTTAATCTCATTCAGGTTGTCAATACTAGGTAAAGTATCTGAAAAGAACTGTCCAGCAACATCAGGGAGTAAATTAAGTGGGTTGTTATCATAAGAGACTTCAACCTCTGAAGCGATAGAGCTTTCAACTACAATCTGATCAATGCCAATAAAGGTTCTTGATTCTGATGTTAACCTTGGCTTTGAGAAGTTAAAGTCAGCACCAGAAATCTTACCAACAAATTGATACCTTGGGTTTTGTTTAACAACATGATCAGAAGTTGTTCCAGACCCATCTACAGGATGCTGAGTAACTTGACTGTTGAAACTTCTTGAATATTGAGTGACCACATCTAGATAGATGAAGTCACCGTTCTCACTTTTAAGCAGAATCATTGTGAACCGCTCCTTGCTTTCTCAGCAACAGGTTTAATCATCTGAGATTGGAATCTTGCGTATATTTCATCAGCAAGTTCCTCTGGTGATCTGTTGTAACCATCTACTTCGATCTTAGTCTCATAATAATTTGTTGTTGAACCAGCGTTGCTATCGGGATTGTATTGAGAAATCTGACTTGGTGAAAAGTAAGAATTCTTAACATCATCATCTGACATAAGGAAAGGAAGTAGTGGAACTCTTGCCATAACTTCAGGATTGACAACACTTTTTAAATTTTCTGCGAAAGGTTTCATACCCTTACCTTCAAAAAGATTGTTATCTAAGAATCCAAAAAGTGTTCTATCATACAAGAATTTTCCAGCTTGACTTATACCAGAACCTCCAAAAAGCTTTTCAAAATACCCCTTATTCTTCTCACTTTTTATAACTGAATCTACGTTAGCGATATTAGGGTTGCTTCTTTTAAAGCTTTCGGCTGCAATTTGTTCTCTAGTAGGGCCACCTAGAAGCAGGTTAACTCTGTAAAGAATTTCCTCTAACTGCGTTAGAGTTGTGTTAAGCCTTCCTACCCAACCACCTTCAATATTTTTACCTAGTAGGTTGAATATATCTGACAGTCTTTCCCATAAAGTTGTGACAACAGTTGTTACTGTTTCGAACAATTGAATAAAGTTGTTTCTAGTAACCTCTGAGTCTTCACCAAGTAACTGCCCTAATAAGCTTCCGCGTCCTGATAGGAAAGCTGTGAAGTCTTCTAAGACAGCAAAGGCACCTGTAATGAGTGTCAGTGTTCTTGTCAGAGGAAAGGCTAACAAGCCGAACACAGTGGCTAGTGCAGTTAGTTCACCTTTAGTGGCACCAGTCCATCTAGATAGCGTCTCAAGACCTCTACCTATATCAACAAGCAGACCTAGAGGAATTCGAATAACAGAACCAACATAGTTCCAAGCTTCACCGAAACCTTGTAGTAATGGCTTCATTTCTTTAAAGAAGTCTGCCATTGTTCTAAAGATACCTGCCTGACCTTCTTCAAAGCCAGATTCAGAGAAGAACATTACAAGATCATTGAATGTGTTATTGAATCTCATTTGTTCAGCAAGAGAGGTTTTCATGGCTTTGGTTAAAGCACCACCAACTCTAGCTTGTCTTGACAGGATTTCAGCGAACTTAGGAAGTGCTTCAAGTGATTTTACTTCACCTTTTTCCATCATTTCGAAAAGCTTTTCAGTATCACCACCAGCAACAGCTTCAGCCATTAACTGAATAGCAGCAGGGAATTTTTCACCTAACTGCATTTTAAGTTCTTCAGCGTAAACCTGACCTTTGTTAAGCATTTGCTCAACAGCTCTCATAGAGCCTTTCATATCTTCATCGTTCAGACCCATAACACGACCATACTCAGCCATTGATCTGAAGATTGATTGAACCTGCTCAGTACCCATACCAGCGGTTGTACCAGCAGCAGCCATTTTCATATAAGGGTTAGCTTGGCTACGGTAGTCAAAACCGATTTGGTTACCTAGGTTTCTAAGCCATTCGATTTGTTCTTGACCTGCCTGTTGGTTACCAAATACAGCGGTAGCGGCAAGATTTTGACCAATCAACTCTTGGTTAAGTCTGTTTAATTGACTTACACCGAATGCAAGACCTAGCCCCGGAATAAAACCCCTTCCTAAGCCACCAGCAGCAGCTCCAAGCCCCATTCCAGCTCCAAACCTACTTACCCCTCCATAAACAGAAGAACCCCCTCTAGGGCTTTCTGAGCCTGTTAGAGAGGGTCTGGCAATGTCTGGACGTATTCTTACACGAAGGTTGCTTTCCACATAATCTACAGCCGTCTTCATTTCTCTTAACAAAGCACTCTTATCAACATCAAACTTGTTAATGCTGATTTCAGGAGATAAGCCTTTTCTGTTGTTAAGAAGTGTTAGTTTCTTTTGTACACCTTTGTAAAGCTTTGAGTTGAAGCCTTCAGAAAACCTATAGCCGGTAATCTGAACTTTCATATTGCTCAGAGTACCTTCTACAAGTCTTTTAGCTCTATTCTCAATATGGTCTAAAGTCTTATCAACTTTGACTATATCAGCCTTATCAATTTTAACACCGAGAGTTGCAAAGAACTCTGCCATTTGACCACCAGCAGCCATAAACTACCTCTTAAGTATTCTCTTGTTTCTTTCTTGCTTCTTCTTTCAATTCGATCTGAACATCTACGATTTCCAGAAGATCATAAAAATCTGTTAAACTATAAACGGTTTGCAATTCATGGAGAGTGCATAACTGAGGCTGGAACGTTAAGAGAGTCATAACCCTAGGGTCTTGTGAAAACTTTTCGGATATGTCTCTCTCAACTCTGCTGAGAGGTACAGAATCATCAGTAGTCTGTTTTACTCGTCTTCTGTACCTAGCATCGTAAAAACCGAGCCAAAGTTAAATAGCACAATCTCCTTAACCAATTGGAAAAGAGCCATGTACTTACCGGCAAACTCATTATCGAAGTTGATTGACATATTACCTTTTGTGGCACCACGTACAACCATAGCCTCAATCATTCTTTCATCTACCTTGTCAATATTCTCTGCAAGCTTTGTCATACCAATAGAGATAGCAGATTCCTCTGAATCAGCGTTCTTTGAAATCTCTGCAATAGCAGGTAGAAGAACTTGAGCTAAGGCTTTTTGATATTTAAGACCTTCGATAGCACCGAATTGATGTAGGAGATAAGTTTCTCCGTTAATTGTAACTTCTTTTTGCTCACGCATATTATTTCCTCACTTAAAAATTAGTTGGTAGGTAACTTTCAGAGATTCTGGGCTCTGAATCAAAAGCACTAGATGACAGTTTCGCATTACCGCCTACTCTGAAAATATCTGTTGACAGGCATACTAAAGTCCATCTACGATATGCTATATTGTCCGAATATACAATCTCTGGATGGCCTTCAATAAAACATTCCTTACTTTCTATTTTACTACTACCAAGTCCATCTGTCAAGTATAAATTTAACCTTCCTGAGTTAGTTCTTAAATCTTCTTCAAGAATCTGAGATAAAACATCATTAGCTAACGATGTTTGAATAACGTCAACTGTAATAGTGCAGGAAGTATCTCTGTTTCTGGTTCTACTGTTTTTCCCTCTAATACCTTTCACGATTTGAAAAGAAGGTGAGTTTTTATTAACTGAGATTCTTTCAAACCCTACAATACGGTAGCCAGAAACAGTAAGGTTAATATCAGAGGGGCTGAATGTATTGATTTCAAAAGCCATAAAAATTCCTTAAAAGTATGTAGAAAATGCGCCTAGAACAGCTTTTGCTAAATCTTCAATAGCAGAGCTGGCGTCTTCATTTCCACCGAAGTTTGAAATACACTGCGTACCTTGGATAACCCAAACACGTTCTGTCACACTGTCAGAGAACTCAAGATCAGGAACTTCCTTAATCCAGCAAGTAGGTGCTAAGAACAAACTAGAGCCTAGAGAGTCTTTGATGAAAAGAGGGAACTTACTATATTGCGTTAAAGTATCTGCTGTGTAGATTGCATTTAAAACATCGTTAGCTGGACTTGTAGAGGCAAGTCTTAGGGTGATTGTATATGTTTCATCCTTGATATAAGTTCTTGCAACAACTCCATCAGCAGTTCTTGTAGTCTTGTACGGATTAACATCTTTAGCGATAGTTACAAAAGAACCCTCTACAAAACCTCCAACTGAGTAGAAGCCTCCTAAAAGGATTTGAACATCTGTAGGTGAATAACTTCTTAAAGCCATTTTATATCCTCCAAAAAAAAAAGGAAGGGAGCTTTCACCCCCTCCCTCTTAGGAACTTAGAGATTAAACTCTCCACTTATCCTCAATAGTGCCACCAAGCTGCTCAAGAGAGTCAGCGTCTTCTGGTGTAAACTTGGCGTTACCACCAAATACAACATCAAGACGAACAGCTTGAATTTGCCACTCACGCAGTTGCATAGTGTTGCCGAAAGAGGCATCAGGTACACGACCAATAAATGCTTCTTCTGCGAAGAATAAGCTTCTCCCTGAGTTATCTTTCACTGTAATAGAGAACATACCAGATGAATCTCTAGAAGCTCTATCGTTAGCATAAAGCTGTGAAAGAATGTCATTGCTGTTTGATGTTTGTTGTAAAGGCAGAGTAATCATAGCCGAAGTGTTTGGTTGATAAATACGAGTGTTCGTATCATCAGCACCAGTGTAAAGTGAGAATGTATCACTGTTACGTTCAACCGATACAATGCTATCCTCGGAAAAGCCGCTCACGATATGTGAGAAGCTTCCTTGAGAGATAATAACAGTTACATCTTGTGGGCTAAATGTAGATGTAAATTTACTAGCCATTTCTTACTCCTTATACTGTTACAGTACCACGTACTTTAACAAAGTGAATTGCGCCTGCCAGTCTAGCTTCGAAACTAATACCTTCAAAGGTACGTGTAGCTCTCAGGTTAGGGTCAAGGGCAAGTACGTTAGGTACGCTAACAAGTGGTTGCGGGTTAGGTGCAAGACCACCGTTTGTAATACCTTCCGCAAGTACACGACGAATTTCGTTTTCGATAATTGTCACACCAGCTTGAGTGTAAGGAATCTTCTTAGTATTAACTAATCTGAAGAAAATACCTTCACGCATACGAGCTTGTAGCCAGTCAACAAAGATCATTACATCGATGAATTCACCACCAGCCATTGTGCCTTCAGAAGTGATAGACACCCCACCAACTCTTTCGTAGGTGTTAGCGTTCTTATCTTTAGCAGCGTTAGCTTCTGTAGAACTCAATGCACTTACAGTAACACCAGACAGCGATTTAAACTTCCAAGTATTTGAACCCGGTTGCTCTGGCAGTTGTCCACCAATCCAAGCAGCTTCAGGATACTGAGTATCAGCGTTTGCTGAGTACATTACAAATGTTCTCTGATAACCAAGGTTGTAAAGAACTGTAGCAATGTCAGTAGTTGAAGTAGCACTTAGAATCTCGGAATCTGAGCTAGAAGTACCAAAGATTTTATTTCTTGCTTCAATAGCACCAGCAACAGCTTCAATATCTGTTGGAGAGTGGCTTTCAATAACTAGTGCATACCACTCGTTATTAAAGTCGCTAACGTTGTCTAGAGCATCTACCCAAGTCTCAGTAGAGTTGAATACTACAGTAAACTGATTAGAGGCTGTGAAGCTGTATTGATCACCAGCAACAGCAGGTTCAATAGAGAAAGTACCATCAAGATTGTCTGTGAAAACAATATCAGTAATAGACGCGCTATCAAAATCTGTTTTTAATAAAGCTACAGCTTCAGTAGCGTTAGCTGCTCCTGAAATGTCAGTAGTCACTTCTACGCCATTGTAAGAAAGGGTAGCAGTACCAGTAACATCAGAGAGAGAAACATCAACACTTTCAGCGTATCTCTTGCCGATTACAACTTGAGGTGGTCTGATTTCTTGACCAAAGAATTTACTTGCAGCAATATAAACATTACTGTCAGAGTCAAAATCAGCAGCTACTTCTGTGATGCTTGCATATGATCTTGATCTTTCAGGAAAGTTTGCGTGAGTTGCAAGGAACATCGGGACATTAAACGCTGCTCTTGATACAGCAGTTGTCTCCCTTGAGATTTGAATATCAATTATGTCTGTAAGGACAGTCATAAATTACTCCTTAGCTAAGGTTAATTAATTTTTTCGTTCCAAGTAACGGTTTCGATAATATCGATTGGTTGTGCTGTAGAAACAGCGTAAGAGAAGAATATGTCAAGAGTGAAATTCTCAACCCATCCTGTGTCTCTCTTTTCAGGCACCCTTCGAACTTCGCTCTTTCTCATAACAGCTAAGCTCTCAGCACCAAAATAGAATCTTGCGGCAGGATTATCCATGACAACATCAAAATGATGTGCAATGTTACCTGAATCCTTACCAACAAACATAAGTCTTACTACGGCTTCGTACTCATTACGAGAATCAATCTCATAAGTGTCTGAGCCTGCTGAAATCTCACCAGCGTATGTAGCGTCATACTCCCTACCAACTCTGTCGAGTCTAAGGACGTTTATAGCTACATAAGTACCATTAGGTTCAGGTTTACCTTGGTGAGAGTGAATAACTGGATTATTCGTTACGATCTTTGTGATAGAGTTATAAAGAGATTGTTTTATCAAATCATACGGATTCATTTATCTTCTCCTTCATAACTCCAATGGCTTTGAAGTGGTTTAAAATTCCCATGCTATAATTCAAAACTTTCATTACAACAAAAGTATCACCTTCCCATTCAAATTCATCCGCCCCGTTTTCATTTTCTTCTTGAGAGTAAATAGGGGAAGCTGAATAGACTTTTACCATTTTCTTTGACCTATCAGCTTGCTCCATCAACATAGTTTCTTTGTAGCCGGTAGGTTGTACGTTAGCCATTATTTCTACAGGACTATAAGAAGCATCTACCCAAATACCATCGACATAGCTACCGCCAGTACCATCAGGTCTCATAAGGGTTAGAGGCACCTTACCAGTGGCGTTCAGACCAATAAATTTACTGGTGAACATTATTTATTTCTCCTTACTATACGTGTCTCTACAGCGTTAACAAGCGTTCCTGTGTGGAATAGAGGGTCATCAAAACCTTTCTCAGCAATCCAAGCAGGAGAGTTGTGACCCGGATAGTCGTAAATTATTTCTCTTAAAGAGTCTTTATAGTAGTCAGCGATTGACTGGAACTCTTTTAGGGAAGGAGCGTTCTTTCTGAACAGTAGGATATGGAAAAGATGTTTGGCTTTCTTATGGAAGGTTGCTTCAACAAAGTCTTGAAAGTCGATGGTCATGAAAGGTCTAGGAGGTACAACTGAAGTACCCTGATCGTTCATCCAAGCAACTTCTGCTACTTGTAGACCATCCTCATATTTCTCTCTCCTGAAGAAACCTACGTCAAAGCTTCTTTCATCAAATCTTAGAAGTCTTTTCTTAAGTTGTTCCCAATTCTTACGATTACACTTCAAACGGCCCATCGTATTTCACTTCCTCATAGGTGTGTTCCTCAGTGCTGAAACCTCTGTAGAAAGCTGGACGGTTGTTATCAATGTTCTCGTCATTCTCCAACATATCTTTCTTAGAAATACCACCAGCGTAAGGCATAGGTAGGATATTGCTGAAGTTAGGATTATTGACAAGCTCTAGCAGGTAATCTCTATAGTTCTTAAAGAACTCGTTACCGTAGACTTCAATATCGCCTGTACGTTCTCTAGTATATCTTGTAATATTAGCTAGAATGTACTTTGCTGCTTCCATAGCAGCTTGTTTTTCATTACCACTGTTTTTATCTAAAACATATTGGTAAGTAGCATCATCAAGAAATTCATACACAGGGTCAGTATCACCTGTGATAAGTCTCAATCTATCTAATACGTTGTTTACAGGGTCACCTGTGAAAGCCATGTATAACCTCCTATTGTATTATGCAAAGCACTCGTATAGAATGCTCTCTATAATACAAGAAAAGGAGAGGGCGAACCCTCCCCCTTATCTTGAAACACTCTATTAGTTAGAGCTGTAACCACGTACAACAACCTGCGGACGACGCAGCATGTTGATGAAGTTAGACTCAGACTGAAGAAGAATGTTATCGTCTTTGTCACTTGGGTATTCGAAGACATAAGCTTCTTCACCAGAAGTGTTAACAAAGCTGAACTTGTTAGCAGGTGAGAAGTAAGTCTTGAACAGATCAGTAACACCCATTGGGATGAAGTAAGCATCACCAGCAGGAATCAGCGGGCTACCGTTGTAAGAACCACGGTATTCAATGTAACGCAGACCACCGTGTACAAACTCACGATACAGACCAGAACCTAGACGGTTACGGTTAGGCTCTTGAGTAGAGCTGTAGTATTTGTAAGCTTCTTTAACACCAGCTTGAGCAATAAGCTTGCTGAAGAACTGAGGTGAACACAGAGCAACGATTTCAGTTACAATATCACCGCTCAGAATGTTATCTTGAATGTGAGCAATAACTTCCTCACCTTTAGCGATAACGTCTGTAGTACCTGTTCCTAGAACGAAGTCTACTTCCTTACGAGTGATACCGAAAGAACCGTACCAGTCTGTAACAACAGTGTTGTTAGGTGCGTATACTGTACCAGCAGTCAGAGCTTGCATACGTGCAGCTTCAAGAGTAACAGCGTGGTTACGACGAATGCGTTGCAGCTTACGAGCGCGAACAAGAGCGATTTGTTCTTCTGCGTTAGCTTGACCATAAGCGCGCTTACCCTGTACATCTTCAGGCTTGATGTAGTCATCAAGAGGGAAGTGAGGGATAGCGAAGCTGTGTAGCTCACGCAGATCGTCTTTGTTCATGTTGTTACGCTCACCGCGAATACGGTCAGTGATCAGAGCAAGAGACTGATCAATTTTTTCTACGGTAATGCTATGCTGAGCAACACCTTCTTGCTCGAAAAGACCCATCTGATTTACCAGACCCCAAGTATTAGGGACGATCAGAAGTTCTTCGGTATAATCAACCAGTTCAAATGGTTTGTCAAAACTACGGATTGTAGCCATTATATACTCCTAGTTATTATTAAATTTGTGTATCGACGTTGATGCCAAGTGCTTCAAGTTGTGCTTTAGCAGCAGCTTCGTCAACACCAGACTTGAATACAAGACCACCATCAGCTACAATTGCTGGCCCTTTAACAAGGACTAGAACAGTAGTGTCAGTAGCAGCAGGAATAGAAATATCTTGCAGTACAACAGCAGCAGCGGTTTCAGAACCATCTTCAGCAGCGTCATCATACTGAACATATTTACCATCAGCAGTTACTTTTCCTAGAACTTGGCCGATTTTGTAATCGATTGCAGAAGCTTCGTTAACAGTGACAGCTAAACGGCAGTAACCTTGCTCAGCCCACAGTTCACGCTTCAGCATGTTAGAAAGACGCGGATTATCTCTAGCGATAAGAGTCATATTTTATTTCTCCAATAATACGTATTATTTTGAATTATTTAGTTTGACCTAGTTGCTTTTTAAGAGCAGCCATAGTAGCACTCTCTTTAGCAGCAGGTTGTTCAACTTCGGTGTCTACACCTTTCTCTGTGAACATTTCACCGCTATCAGCAGAAGCAGTAAGAGCTTTCAGAGTGGCTACTGTAGTTTCAAAAGCTTCATCAGAAAGAGTTTCAAAAGACTTGTAAAGCTCAGCAGCTTTTTCTTCATCTTTAACAGCATCTTTCAGAGCTGCCTTACGAGTTTCTGCAACACGCTCAGCTTCTTTAGCCTTATAAGCTTCAATAGTTTCGTTAGCCTTCTCAAGATCAGCCTTAAGTGGGGCTACAGCTTTTTCGATAAGAGATTCAAGTTCTGACTTTTGAATCATATCTTTGTTTTCTTCAGACATTTCTGTTACGTCCTCTTTGGTTTTTTCTACGTTTTGTTTAGAAACGCCCTCTTGAGATTTCATTACCTCAGAGGACATAAGGTTTTCGATCATTTTCTGATCTTTTAGAAGTGTTTCGAATTGTTCTTCGGTTACTTCTGAGAGAGCCTTGGTCATATCTTCTGCTTTAAATAAGGATTTCATAATCTCCACAGAATCTACTTTAGATTGGATATAATCTTCATACGTCTCAACATCTGAGTCGTTTTCAGTTTCATAACCAAGGATACGAGCAAGAATCTCTGCATCTTCGTAATAAAGTCCGAAGAATCTTCTCAGAAATTCTTGAATGGTCATTGTTACTCTGACCATATCTGCTTTTTGGATAAAAGCTTCAGGGATACTTGCAGTAGATTTAGTAATCAATGTGGTATAACCGTTTGCAGGGCCACCTTGATGTTTACCTACTAAAGCAACATGAGCGCCTTGATCTTCAAAATTAAAATTTGTAAGTCTACGTTTAGCCTTCGTCATCTAAAACCTCATAATTTGCGACACAGCCGATACTTACACCATTGACTTCACCTTTCTTGATTAAGTCCCAAAGCGAATCATCTTCTACTTGCCACACTTGCAACCAGCTACCTTTCTTGATAAACTGTTCGCCAAGGTAGAAGTCAGCAGGAGCAATATAAGATTCAACAATGTGGGCTAGATCAGTCTCAGCCATGTGGAAAAGATTTGCTTTTCGGCAATGTACTTGAAAATTGTGGCAAGCTTTTCTGATTTCATCCTCGTCATAAATATCACCATGAAGGTCAACTTCATTAGGAGAAAGGACTAAGAACGTAGCTTGTCGTAATTCTTCATCAACTGCTTTGGAAACTGTTACACCGTCTTTGATTTCTTCACCTTCTGAGTGGCGAGGA